TCGTACAGAGTGCCGAAATCTGTCCACCATCTTGCGGAGAATGTCGTGCGTCGCATCCACCGCCGCTTCCCTAAGACCTACAAGCCAAAGGAAGAACCCGGCGCGGTAACGCGGATCAGCAGCATTGCTGCACTGGATATGGCAGAAGGATCGTGGCTGATATTGGCGCAAGCCGGATACCATTTACAGCCTGTGGCAAGTGACCTGAAGTCCAGTGGTTACCTGTTCAACTACCGCGGCCATCGGAGCATTAGCGAGAAACTTTCCGACGCCGTAAACGGTTGGGAGCAGTTGCGACAAGGTAAAGAAGTCTCTGGCGAAGTGGCGCGTAAGATATACGGCTTTATGTCCACCGGAACCCGAGTTGGCAGGGGCTATAAGAAACTTACAGGGGTGGCCGACCAAGACCTTATAAAAATGAGTACGCTGATTGAGAATTACAGCTTAAAGGCCGATAAGACTATGATCTGGTCCGAAGCGATGGATAAGCTGCCCGAAGGGGACAGGGCTTACATCACGGCCCTACTGCGACGGGGCCAGAAGTTTAATGGAATACCCCGTATTACAGCCTCCACGATCCACGGCTCAAAAGGCGGAGAAGCGGATAACGTCGTGTTGTTCACGGACCTCAGCCCAGCAGCCGATAACGAGATGAGAATTAACCCGGACGACATGCACCGCGTTTTTTACGTCGGGGTGACACGAACGAGAAAGGCGTTGTTTATTGTTGACGCCGAAGATGTAACAAGGAGTTATGAGTTATGAGCCCGGAGAAAAAAACTACGCTAAGAGAAGTTTGTTTAGCTTTCGCCATTATATCTATCTTCCTGTCGGGAACGAGTATCATCGTGCAGAAAGTATACGCCCACGACCCCGGCCAGACGCGACTGCCAACATGGTCGCCGCCAGCAATCGAGGAATGCGGTAAACCGCTTTGGGATCGCATAACGGATGGATGTAAGGAGTTATGAGTTATGAGTGAAGACAAAATGGTATCGCAGCCCAGTCATTACGCAGACAGTGAGATCGAATGTATCGACGCGATGGTTGCAGCGTTTGGTCAAGATAAAGTTAACGTCTATGCCGAGATAGCAGCGTTTAAATATATATGGCGAATGAATCGTAAAAGCATCGGCAGCAGCAAGCAGGATAAGCAAAAGGCTGTTTGGTACTTACGTTACTCAATAGGCGACGACCCGAGGATAAAAAAATGAGTTTACAGATGGCGATGTTCGCCGATAAGAATGAGTGGGTTCCGCCCTTAGAGCTGCCCGATATTACCCTGTCGCCTAGAATTGCAATCGATGTCGAAACACGCGACCCGAACCTAAAGGTGAACGGTCCCGGATGGCCGACGGGGGATGGCGAAGTCGTGGGCTACGCAATCGCAATCGAAGGCTGGTCCTGCTACATACCCGTTCGCCACTTTGGCGGCGGTAACCTTGACGAGAAGATCGTCAATCGGTGGCTGAAGAAAGTATTCGAGTGCCCTGCCGACAAAATCATGCACAACGCTCAGTATGACTTGGGCTGGATTCAACACATGGGGTTCACGGTCAACGGACGGATTATCGACACGATGATTATTGCCTCCTTGCTCGACGAAAACCGTTTTAGTTACAGCTTGAACGCGTTGGCTTACGACCTACTCAACAAGACTAAATCAGAGAAGGGCTTAAACGCTGCCGCTCGGGAATTCGGTATCGATCCCAAAGGTGAAATGTGGAAACTTCCCGCCATGTATGTCGGACCATACGCTGAAGCAGACGCGGAGTTGACCCTCGAACTGTGGAACTACTTTGCCATTAAGTTGAGCCAAGAGGACCTGTGGGGCGTCGCGAACCTCGAACTGGATTTGTTGCCATGTCTCGTCGACATGACTATGCGCGGGGTTCGCGTTGACGTCAATCGTGTGGAGCGTACTCGGGACAGCCTCCTGAAACGCGAGCGGGAGGTCTTGAAGGAGTTGAAGCGCGTCGCAGGCTCGGGCGTTGAAATCTGGGCGGCGCAGTCTCTCGCCAAGTCGTTCGACAACCTCGGAATCGAGTATCCAAAGACTGAAAAAGGCGCACCCTCCTTCACTAAATTGTTCCTCCAAGAGAACAGCCACCCGGTTGCGAAGCTCGTCGTCGAGGCTCGGAATCTGAACAAGACCTCCGGAACTTTCATCAATGCCATTATGAAACACTGCCACGCTGATGGCCGAATCCATAGTCATATCAATCAACTCCGTTCTGATGACGGCGGTACCGTATCGGGCCGCATATCAATGCGGAATCCTAACTTGCAACAAATCCCGGCCCGCGATCCTATTTATGGGCCGATGATCCGATCCCTGTTCCTGCCGGAAGAGGGTGAACAATGGGCGGCCATTGACTTCTCGCAACAAGAACCGCGGATCTTGGTCCATTATGCGCATGTGTACGGAAAAACGCGAGGGATACCCTTGGAAGGCGCGTCGGACTTTGTTGAGGCCTATAACAACAAACCGGAAACAGACTTCCATAGTCTAGTTGCCGAGATGGCCAACATTCCCAGAAAGCAGGCCAAGACTATTAACTTGGGCTTAATTTACGGCATGGGTGTTAATAAGATGTCCGACCAGTTGGACATCTCAGTGGACGAAGCGAAAGGGTTGGTGAAGCAGTACCACGCTCGTGTGCCTTTTGTTAAAGGATTGATGACCGGCGTGATGAACCGCCTCAACGATAAGTCGTCCGGTGGTGCACTGCGCTCACTCGAAGGTCGGAAGTGTCGTTTTGATAAATGGGAGCCTGACACGTTCGCCATGAACAAGGCGCTGCCTTACAAGGAAGCGGTGGATGCCTACGGACCAACCACGCGACTGAAGCGGGCCCTCTTAGTCATGTCAACCGACTCATCCAAGCGTCCGCCGCTGACATGACTAAGAGGGCCATGGTCAATCTGTATAAGCTGGGGAAACTGCCGCTGCTGCAAATCCACGATGAACTGGCTATGTCAGTCAAGAATGTTGAAGAAGCGCAAGAAATCGCTAAGACTATGGAAGACGCTATCCCGCTCGAAGTGCCCAACGTCTGCGACGTGGAGCTCGGACCTTCGTGGGGAGAGGCGGAATAAACTTGATATGTATGCAATATTATGGGATATTTCTAATAAAAGAGGAGAACGTTATGGAAAAGAAAGAAATAACTCACTGCATGATTAGGCAAGAAGACATAATTAAAAATATTAATAATATCAAAAACCTGCTCAAAGAAGAGACAGGAATGGAGGTTAACGGTCCGAATGTACTACGCGTTTGTATCAAAGCATGGTACGACCAAAAAAACCGCCACAGTTAAAGACGATTAACTTGAAAACCCTGCACTTGCGGGGCTTGCAATCCTATATATCTTCCTATAATATCGTAGATATATACAGATTCGGTCACAGGAAACATAGATGGACACAACGCGTTGGAAAAGCATCTTAGTACCCCGAGAGGTGTACGAGGAGATTAAGGCTTTGTCTAAAATCGAGGGCCGCACGATTGGTGGACAGTTGCGCCTTGTGTTTGACTGGTATAAAGAAGAACAAAGCGGTAAAAAGCCAAGCGCCGGGTCAGACCCGAAGAAGGCTGGTTGACGCACAAACTCAAACTTCTCCGTAGTTGGTTGGGTGGTTCGGCCCCGAGATCGGTTGCCCCCGGCTCGGGGCATTTTTTTTAACAATTTAACAGAGGTGTTCAATGGACAAGATGCCGTGCAGGATTATAGACGACCCGCACAGTGCTTACGAAAATGAGCATGAACCGCAAGAAGACGAGGATTTTTGGGAGAGGACAGTGGAAGCCGACAAGCGTGTAAGTGAAATTGATTGGAGCTGGGCCGTATCACAAATAGATGCGGTTGTAAATGCTAAAATGACTCAGGTCGAAACGGACGACAGGATCGGACCTGAAGGCAAGCAACGGCGCGTTGCCGAAATTGAAAAAGCATGGCAGAGAATTCTTCTCGGGTGAAGCCCGCCAACAAAATGAGACTGATATGAGAAAGCTTATCACGATTAAAGAAGTTTGCCGGATGGTAAAATGTTCGCCGTCCACCGTGTACTATCGCGTCGAGACGAAGGGATTTCCGAAGCCTAAAAAAATACCGGCTGTCTCGAAGCGCGGCCCGCGGACCGTGAACCGCTGGGATCACTCCGAAGTTACGAAATGGCTGTCCAAAAACGGCCCCGCCGCCGCAAAGAAACCGGCGAAGAAGACTCGCGCAAAGCCGCAGGTCAAGGCAAAACCACAGGTGAAGGCGCAACCGAAAGC